ATTTTGTTTTTCAACATTCGTTAGTAGTTCAGTTACAGAATCAAATTCCGAATCGTTTAATGTTGAATTTTCTAGCTCTATGACTAATGCTTCTTTGGTGGGTAGATTATTATATTTGTTGATAAACTCATCAATATGTTCGTATAATAACTTATCCCTATGTTCCTCAAAATATGATTTATTAAGAAACGGCAAAACTTTTCTAGCATATTCATCATTATGTATTAAATTTTTAAGTATTAAGGTCTCTATCCTTTGCTGCATGTTTTTCCATTTGTCGTTGTATAATTTCTATTACCCATTCTCCCAATCTTACCTCAAATGCCTGACCCTCTTCATCAGAAATTTCATGGCCCAAATCATGTGGTGGAACTTCAAATTCATATTCATATTGACAGGCAATATCATTACCGTCTAATTCCTGTTCAATTAACTTAAAAGCTGTATATCGAACTACTGCACCATCAAATGGTGAGTCATCCATTACCACTATACACAATGATTTATCTTCAGAATCATTCGGATTTGTACATTCCTTATACAGCATCTTCAACCTCACTTACCTCATCAAAGCCACCATATAAAAATTCTTTTTGTGCGGCTTCGTTTAATGCTTTCATAATATCATCAGTAAAATATTTTTCTGGATCACTTAATATTTGTTTTCCAAATACTTTTGCCCCATCTGGCATTTCATATCTTGTTGATACTTTCTTTAGTATATCATACTTTTCGGCTAATTCAAGTAGTCCATAATATCTGTTCAATCCTTGATCATATCGTAAGAGTACATCAACTCTTTTATTTTCTTTAGTCAATCTCGATTTGAAATTCTTACAATGTATTACGTTTCCTACAACATCAGTTCCTTCTTTTTCTTTCCTCTTAGAAAGGAAAATAATTGTAGATGCTGCATATTGTAATCCAGAACCGCCACCCATTACATCAGTTGGAAACATTGTGCCAACTTGTTTGTATGTATGATTAGTTACAAGTAGAGGAATTCCGGCCTTACCTAACTTGAGTGTCAAGACTCTGAAACATCCTTTGACAAGTTGTGCCCTTGTCATGTCTTTAGTTTCTTTACCATCGGTAATGTCAGTAACTTCTTTTGTTGTCGATAACATTCCAAGAGAATCTAAGACCATCATTATAGGTCTATCTTCTGTATGATTTTCTACTACTTTAACTGCTTGATGAGTAAATTCTTGAATCGTGGTAACAGGAAGAATTATCATCCTTTGAGAATCGATTCCTCTTTCCTCAATCATGTCTTTTGTTAATGCAGACTCAGACTCAAAATAAAGAACGCCGCCGCTAGGATTATCTGAAAGAAACTGTTTGACCATACCAAGAGCAAAAAACGTTTTACCCGTTGCAGTTTCTCCCGCCAGAGCTGTGATTTTGTTTGATGGAATTCCTCCATAAATATCTCCTGAAACCAATGCGTTTAAAATATAACTTCCTGTATCGACATGTCCAGTAACATCGCCCGCTTCAACACCATCTGAAACTTTTGTTGCGAATTCATTACCTGTCACTTTTAATAAATTATCTAAATAATCACTCATTATTTCCTTTTATGTTCATCGTTTACCTCTATTATACACTAAATAAAGAAATTGTCAAGACTTGACTTTCTTTCTGTTTCCCAGCCTATTACGTCTAAGACACCTTTTAATGGTTCTAAAAATGCCTTTTCAAATTGTGTATCGTAATCTATAAATTTTTCTAATTCAAATTCTTTAGGTAAACTGTTTGTTATAGAAATCACCTTATCCCCAGTAGGATTTGGATCCTTAAGATAAGTAAACTTAACCTTCTCACCCTCTTTTATAGTAGGATATTTCTTTGTTAATTTTTTACTTCTAATAATATGATTATAAATCAAAGACCCCTTAACATGAATTGGTGTGGACTTTCTATAAATTGTTGCAGAATCTTTGTATTTTTTTAATCCATTTACCGATCTTGGAAAAGCAATATCCTCCATATCCAAACTAATAAACTTTTCTTTAAACTTTTCAATATAACTAATTACATCATCCTCTGTACCAGAAATGATAATATTGAAAATTTCTTTTAATGATTCCCTACATGCAAATGGAGTAGAACTTTTCACTGCTTCAATTCCCACAATCTTTAGTTGAGGCTCCTCATAACGAACACCCTCAGAATCATGAACGTTCAGAATATAATGTTTCTTCGCCGTCCAAATTCCCGTATCAGCAATAACCTCACGTTTCATGACCATCTTTTGCTGATACACATTCATGTAATCGGCTAACTCAGTATAGCAGTTTTCGATTATATCTTCTATTCTTCCACATGATTTATCCAAAAATCCAATGACATCTTCTTCTTCGGACAAACCAACTCTAGAAACAAGACTATCAAGACAAACATATAGAGAATCAGTATCCATAGCAATAATATAGTCAACATCTTCCGTACCTAATGTTTTGTTTAAATAGTTATTTACCGCCTTTTCAGCCCATTGAATAGATAACTGACCTGCAGCAGTAACGGCTTCAGCATTTCGTTCATCATAAAATCGAAACCATTGATTACCCATTGCACCGTATGCAGAGTTAAGTGCGATCTTTAAATTCTGTTGATAATTATAATATTGAGATAATTTATTTGAATCGGCATTCCTACCCTTCTTCTGTTCATCCAACATCAACTTCTTATATTTTACCCTATCATTATACATATCCTCCATCAAAGCAGGAAGAAAACCATGTTTATCTCTACGATAAACGGAACCATTAGGAGTAACTGTTATATCTTTTTCTTTCCACATCGATGTATCAAATTCTTTATTTAATAATTCATTCACAGTCATGTCATCTTTCCATGTCCCTAAAATAGTTTCAGGAGAAATATTGTACTGCATAATTAAATGTGGATATAGACTATTCAAGTCAAAACTAACAATCCATTTATGTCTTCCTTTTTGTGGTGCCTTCACATAAGCACCCTCATACATATCACCCTTACGTGCATGCTTCTTTTGTGGGATGACAACTTTGTTCTTTAAAAGATGATTGTAAATAATACAATCCCACATTCTTGTCTGTGCAAACGTATCAGTAAAATTACATTTCGATAGAAATGCAAGTGACATAATCAATTCTAAAAGCTTCATCTTCTTTTCAAGACGATCCACTAATAACACATCTTGAATATTATATTCAATAAACTTTTGATAATCTGTTTTATATAATTCATGAAGTGTCGCAACCTCAGAATAATCTAACTTCTTTTGACCCAATTCAACATTAGCAATGTGATCTAATCTATACGATTCATGATTCTTAAACGTGAATTTCTTATACGACTCCATATAGTCTAATTCAGATACACCATATATCTCATAAGACTGTACCTCTCTACCACCCATACCAAAGATTTTCTGTTCTTTAACAAATCCCCACGGCGAGAGTTTCTTGACCCATGTTTCACTTAAAATATTACGAATTCTGTTAACCAGATATGGAGTATCAAACGTTTTTGTATTCCAACCAGAAATCACATGAGGGCAATTCTGTTGCCAGTACATGACAAATTGTTCTAATAGTTGTCGTTCATCACCACATTTGTTATATGTGATCTCTTCGTTGTCATTCCTAAATTCACCACAACCCCAAACCTGAACATCATCGCCCATCTTAGTTGTAATAGCAGTTACTTCGGAAGGGGCCGTTTCCGGATTCGGGAAACCGTGTTCTGAACCAACCTCAATATCAATATACAATATTTTAATATGTTCTAAATTATAATCGATATTATTCGGATAGGTTTCTCCAATATAGGAATAATTAAAATTAGTATGACCATAGAGCTTCATATTCTCTACACTTTCATACTTCTTTAACGCGGCACGTGTTTCTTTAATAGTGCCCCATTGAACGGGACCAACAGGATCATCTTCAAGGGTTCGCCAATCAGTCTTACTTGTGGTGGGGATATATAGGGTGGGCTTAAATTCTTTTTTATTTTCAAAAGGTATTCCATTTTCAACTCCCCTTTCGAAAATATAATTACCAAGACATACTACATTTGTATAGAATTTCGACATTTATTTTTTAGGGTACCAATTTGTTCTAGTTGCTTTATCATAATCACTATTAATTTCATCTAATCTATTATAACATAGTTTTATGTGTTTGTCAACCCATGAACGAC